AAGTCACGTTAAGAGGAAAGAAGGTCAGCCGACTGTAGTCAGCAAGAAACGGCAACCTAAAGGAGATGATCCTAATATTTCTGGAGTTCAGGTTGAAAAAGAAATAACAGGAACTTTTGAGGAACGTCAAAAACGCTTAAATCCTTCAATGAAGCCTAAAGTCATCTGGACTGCAGGAATGCCTTACCTTGGATTGGGTGTCGATATTATCCAGGGATTAAGAGTGATGAAGGATTCCAAGAAGTCTGGGAAAGAATTCAATCTGGGAGCGTTTATTCCAGCATGGGCTAAAAAGATCGCATACGGAGAAAGCATTCCTAGATCATGACTGATCCTAAAGTCCTAGAGCAGGCTTTAAAGCTTGCAGAACAGATTCATGAGAAGAAGGAGAGCAACCGTCTTTCTTATTATGAGCCTTATGAGTACCAGAAAAACTTTCATGACGCACGGGATGAGCAAGGCACGTTAGCCCGTCAACGTCTACTGATGGCAGCAAACAAGACAGGAAAGACCTTCTGTGGTGCTGCAGAGATGGCATATCACTTAACAGGAGAATATCCCTCCTGGTGGAAAGGATACCGCTTCCACGGACCCATTAAGGCATGGGCTGCAGGAAACACGACCGCAAACACAAGGGACATTGTTCAGGCAGAGTTATTCGGGGAACCAGGAGATGATGAAGATTTCGGTCATGGAGCAATCCCAAAAGACAAAATTGTCAAATGGGATCGTCAACCTGGAATTCCTAATGCGATTTCCACAGTCACGATTAAACACAAATCTGGGCGTAATTCCAAAGTCTTCATGAAGTCTTATGAGCAGGGAAAACAAGCCTGGATGGGGAAAGCGATTGATGTCATTTGGATGGATGAGGAACCTCCACAGGATATTTACAGTCAGGCTCTCCGTGCATCATTGAAAGGAGGTGGTCTGACATTTATGACGTTTACGCCCGAATCTGGGATGACCAATGTGGTCGCCCAATTCATGAACGATCTTAAGCCACACCAGCAACTCTATAACGCAACATGGGATGACGCTCCGCACCTTGACGATGAGATCAAGGAAGAAATCTTGGCTGCACTGCCTCCTCATGAACGGGATATGCGTTCCAAAGGTATCCCTGTCCTTGGATCAGGTCTGGTCTTTCCGGTGGATGAGAATCAGATCAAACGATCTGCTTTTGCCATTCCTGAACACTGGTCCAAAGTGTGTGCGCTTGATTTTGGATACGATCATCCTACTGCTGCTGTTTGGATTGCTCATGATCGGGATAAAGACGTTGCATACGTCTATGACGTTTACCGCAAATCTGCCGAAACTCCCATTGTCCACTCTGCAGCCATTAAAGCCAGAGGCGACTGGATTCCTGTTATCTGGCCCCATGACGGAGCGCAACATGACAAGGGATCAGGAAAGCCTCTAGCAGAGATATATCGGAAGCAGGGGGTGAACATGATGCCAAAGCATTTTGAGAATCCTGAAGGAGGTCAGGGAGTCGAACCTGGACTGATGGAAATGCTTCAACGATTTCAGACTCAAAGGCTACTGGTATTTGATCATCTCGGAGAGTTTTTTGAGGAAATGCGGATGTATCACAGGAAGGACGGGAAGGTGGTTAAAGAACGTGACGATATCATGTCTGCCTGCAGGTATGCCGTGATGTCATTACGTTATGCCAGAGGCAGTTATGTCATGCCTAGAAGAAATGAGGCAATAGGTTTTCACGATCACGAATATCCCTTTTTTGTGTAATGGCTACTTCACTACTGACTAAATATCAGAACCGCAGAAAAGAAAGTCATTTAGGACACATGTACCGTAGTTCCCGCCATCGTGCAGGACAAAGGCATTCTGCTTATCAGCAAGCATACAAGCATCTCCGTGGAGAAGGAGGACTTCAGGATAAATACGGCAAAGCAAAGGATTATGCAAAATCAACTCAGGAAGCCATGGAAAACTGGCAGACGGAGTTTGATGAAACCGATGTTGCTAAAGGGATGCAAGACGTGATGTCCCGATGGGGAGGATTTGGTTTAACACCTAATATGGGGTCTAAAAATTTTGAAAAAACGGTTAGAGGACTAGGATTTGGTGAGGGATTAAACACGTTAGCTGCTTTAAAAAAAGAATACGATCACTCTTTAACTAGAACTTATTCAGGAGTTAGAGAAAAAGATTTGGATTGGTACGAGAAAATGTTTATGGACCCTAGAGATTGGTATGAATCCTATGACACGACTGCAGAAGAACGACAGAAACGTAAGGATGCCTGGGAAAGTTTTAGAGATATCGATCTGACAGACAAAGATGGTAAAAGCCTTGGGATAACTTATGGGCAAATTCAGGGTGATATTACCAACTGGGGGGCATTCAAATCATCAAAGACTTACAAGGATTACTTTAAGGGAATGACTGCCAGAACCAAAGCTGATGCTGCTGCTGACAAAACAGTAGGTTCCTACGAAGGAGAAACCGGATTACTCCAGCAAGGAATTGATGCAGAAAAAAGAATGTTCTCTCTTTGGAATACTGCTAAATCCGACATGGTTAGAATGCAGTCAATGTATCACGGAGCAAGGCAGCGTTCTGCTAGAAGGGGTACTTCCAAAGGTGGGACACAAAAGAAAAGTAGCATCTTACTCGGATACGCATAGGAGGTTATATGGCTAAAGATTATTTTAGAGAATTAGAACACGGCTTCAAACAAGCCTTTGGTTTTGGTGATTATCAGGGTAAAAGCGGTTTGTTGCATACTGCAAATCAGCTTTTTGATATATCTACATCCGGTTCTTTATTTGGGACTTTTCTAAATGCGGAAGAAGGTCTTTTAACAAATTGGGACCGCTGGTGGGACCGCAAGCTGGGACGGAATGGTGGAAGTGACGATGATGACGATTCAACGCTTTTAACAGCTAAGACGAATACGGATACGGATACGGATACTGGTCCTGATGATCCAGGACTGGATGATCCTGGACTGGACAGCCCTCTTGCAGGAGATGTTCAGATGTCTACATATCTCGCACAGAAACGGAGAAAGATTGGGAATAAAAAGGGACGGGTGGACACCATGCTTACTAGAGGACAAGACATTTCAGATGTTGAAAACCGCATGATGCTAAGTTGATATGCAAGGTATATCTCCAGATGATCCTGTCAGTGAATTACTGAAGGAATTTGAGTACCTGAAGACCGAAAGGGCGAACTGGGAATCTCAGTGGCAGAACATTGCTGATCTGATGTTGCCCAGACGCAACGATTTTACTGCGTCACATACGTCAGGAATCGAACGTAGAGCAAAGATTTTTGATTCGACTCCTCCTAGATCGGTCACTCGTTTTGCAGCAGGACTGCACAATATCATGACTCCTGCAGCAGCACCTTGGTTTGTTCTGAAACCTTTGTTCCGACCCTTGGAAAAAGAACGATCCGTCCAGTTGTGGTTGGAAGAAATACAGAGACTCGTTCAAGAAGAATTTGGTAAACCAGGATCAAATTTCCATCCTGCAGCCTACGAATACTATACGGATCTGGGAGCCTTTGGAACGGCAGTCATGTTCATTGAGGATCTTCCAGGAAGAGGTCCGTATTTCCGACATTTCCCGTTATCAGACTGTCTTTTACAGACCAACAACTTAGGACAGATCGATACGTGTTACAGGAGCTATAAACAAACAGCAAAAGAGCTTGTTGAAAGGTTTCCTGCAGATCGGTTGCCAGAAAAAGTGATGAAATCGCTGGAAAACGGGAAACCTTATGACAGTTACGAAATCATTCATGTCGTAAAGCCCTTCCATTCGATTAAGCCTGGACCATTGTTGATGGTTAAGAAGCCATTTGTGTCACTTCACATCTGCAAGGATGAGAAGATGATGATTGGCATCAATGGCTATGACGAGTTTCCTTACGTCTGCAGTCGCTGGTCCCGAAATGCCTTAGAGATTTATGGAAGAGGGCCAGGAGTAGAAGCATTGGCAGATACGAGAATGCTCAATGAAATGGAAAAGACGTTTCTGAAGGGGGTTCAGAAGGCTGTTGCCCCGCCTTTGATGGTTCCCGACGATGGCTTTTTGGCCCCCATCAGAACTACTCCTGACGCAATCAATTATTACCGTCCTGGATTACAAGGCAATGAAATGATTTTTCAGATGCCGACTGTAGGACGAATCGAGTATGCAGAAGCAAAAATGGGTCAAGTCAGAGAAGCCATTGAGAAAGCATTCTTTCTGGATCTCTTGGAATTGCCTGGACCTGTTGCCAGTGACGGAGATGTCCTTCGCTTTACTGCAACCGAAATCGCCATGAGACAAAGGGATCGTCTGATTGTACTAGGACCGATTGTTGCCCGTCAGGAAGCAGAATTCTTGGGACCATTACTGGATCGGACTATGAAAGTCATGACCAGGATGGGACTTCTTCCTCCTCCTCCACAAGAGTTTGGAAACATTGATTTTAGAATCGAATATGTCAATCCGGTTTCAGTATCCATGAGATCGGTGGAACTGAATGCCGTTAGTCAATTGATTCAGTTTGTCATGCCTCTCGCACAGATCGATCCATCAGTACTGGGACGTTTGAATACCAGCAGAATTACAGAACTGGGAGCAGAAATACTACGTGCGCCTGCGTCTTCTATCTACACCGAAGAAGAAGCTGCAGCCATAGCACAGCAACGTCAGCAGGAAGAACAGATGATGATGCAGGCAGATATAGCAAACGCACAGGCAGACGTGGAACAAAAGCAGGCATCGGCAGAGGCATCCAGAGCAAAGGCTGAGGAGTCCCGTGCTGCTGCCTAAAGAACGGAAACGAAGAACTCTCTACCATGACCTTCTGAATATACCAGAAGGCAAAGAGATGCTGGCAGACATGGCTCATAGACATTACATGTTTACGACAACCCATGTGCCAGGAGACCCCCATTACACGGCATTCAACGAAGGTCGTCGATCCGTTGTAGTGGAACTTTTGCAATTGGCTAATATTTCATTATCCGAGTTGCAAGCAACCTTAAAACGCCAAGAAACAGATGGAAGAAGCGAGTCAAGCTACGGAAGCAACGACTACGACGAGTTCTGATGTCGGTGGAGGTGAAGGATCACCTAACCCACTTGCTTTCGATGTGACCAATCTGCCAGACGGATTGGATCGTGAACCTTCTCTGCGTAATTTTGACTCAGTTGATAAGCTTGCTAAAAGCTATGTCCATGCAGTCAAAAAAATGGGCGTACCCCCAGAACAGATGCTCCGCTTACCAACCGGAGATGATGATGGATGGGATGATGTCTATAACGCATTAGGAAGGCCGGAAAATCCTCAAGGGTACAACTTTGGGGAAATTGACGACAGTGATGATCTGTCAGACTTTAAAAACTATGCCCATGAGATAGGGCTGACCCAGCGTCAAGCGGAGTCCTTACTTGACAAGATTGCAGAGGGGAATCAAACCGCTATGCAACAACGTCAGGAAGGGATTGAACAAGCAGAAGCAGATGCACAAGCAGCACTAACTAGAGAATGGGGTCAGAAATATAACGAGAACCTTGATTATGCAAGAAGGGCTTTTGGACGTTTTGCGTCACCTGAAGCATTACAGGTTATGGAGGAGACAGGGCTGGGGAACCATCCCGAAATCCTCAAACTGTTTGCCAAGGTTGGTGAACAGTTGTCAGAGGAGCAAATGTTACCAGGAAACCCAAGAGGATCTGGTATGGCTCCTGGTGAAATCGAGGCTCAAATAGCCTCAAAACGTGCAGATCCTGAATTCAAGACTGCACTGATGAATGCTGCACACCCTAATCATAAGAGTGCTGTAGCGGAAATGAACCGATTGTACGATAGGCTACCGCAAGTTCCTGTCGAATAATCAACTTAGAATCAGTACCCAAACTGGTCTGCAGGGATAAGCCTAGCCCCCTGCAATAGGGCAGTTACCGGAATCCGGTGACGGACAACTCCGAACGGGAGATTCATATCTTTCTTTTGGAGTTGTTATGTCCAATCAAATCACGACCAGTATGGTCAAGCAGTTTTCGGACACTCTTACTCTGGTCGCCCAGCAGGAAGGGTCCAGACTGCGAAATGCGGTACAGGTAGAAGCCGGTAAGGTCGGTGAAGAATACTTCATGGATCGTATCGGAAAGGTGACTGCACAAAAGGTCACTTCACGTCATGCGGATTCTCCGCTTATCGAAACTCCCCATGAAAGACGCAGGATTACTCCTGTTGATTACAACTGGGGGGATTTAGTCGATTCCTACGATATGTTGCGTGTGATCATTTCTGATCCAGCGTCTGCTTATATGACGACTGGAGGAATGGCTCTCGGACGTGCCATTGACGAGGAAATCCTGGAAGCAGCCTACGGGACTGCCTATCTCGGAAAAGACGGATCAACATCAGCCGAATGGGCTACCAATGATGATAATGTCGGTTCCGATGTCAACATTGTTCCGGTCAATAATGGAACCAATGGTGATGATTCAACCGCAAACACCGGATTGACGTTAGGAAAGCTGATTGAAGCCCGTGGTCGGTTGATGAAAAACGAAGTCATTCGCTACAACGAAGGTGGAGTCTCGGATCTCTTTATTGTCTGTACTGCAGACCAGATTGAGAACCTGTTGGCAACCACTGAAGTCCAAAGCAGTGACTACAACATGATCCGTGCGTTGGTAGAAGGTCAGGTCCATCATTTCATGGGCTTTAACTTCATTCAGACGCAATTGGTTCCCAATAAATCAGTAACTGCTAACAGTGCAACTGTAACAGCAGACCGTGTTCTCTGTTTCCAAAGAAACGCCCTTGGGTTGTGCCTCTGGAAAGACATTGCAGGTCGAATTACAGAACGTGCTGATAAGCGGTTCTCTTTGTACACGTTTGCTGAAATGACTATCGGTGCTACCCGTCTTGACGAGAAGCGCATGGTAGAAATTGAGTGTAAGCAAGCAACTTAATCCTTTAAGGGGGAGGAGGGAAGTGCCCCCCCAGAAAGACTAATATGGCTAATACACAGTCAACGCTGGTTTCTAACGAAGCAGCAAAACCTATCGTCTACAACCATGTCGGTTTGTATGGCGCACGTTTGCGGTCCATCATTGCGACTGCAGAAACCACAGGAACAGACGCTGACACGTTTGTTTTCTGCAAACTCCATCCTGAATGGAGAATCGTTCATATCTGGCTCCACAATGACGCATGTACTGGTGGAACTGATTATGACTTTGGATTGGCATCCGATGTTTCTGCAACCGCAGTAGACATTGATTGCTACGCTGATGGGTTGACCCTTGCGTCTGGAAGAACAGCCTCTCCTATCGACATTGCATACACCACACGGGGTATCGAAAAGATGGGACAGTATGTTTATCAGGATGGTGGTCACACCACTGCAAATAAGCTTAATGAGTATTATCTTGCTGCCAAAGGCAACACTGCTGGAGCAGCATCTAAGACCATTATGCTGAATGTTCAGTTCACTGTTGACTGATTAAAGGATTCCCATGGCTGGAGAAGTAGATATTGCAAACATCGCCCTGACCAATCTAGGTGAGGCAAAGATTGTATCCATGACGGAAAACTCGGAGAGAGCAAGACTTTGCAACCTCCGGTTTCCTGATGTCAGAGACATGATTCTGCGCCTACATCCCTGGAACTGTACGATTGATCGTGCAGTCCTGTCGAGACTTGCAGAAGCTCCAGCATGGGGGTTTTTATATCAGTATCAGTTGCCTGCAGACTGTTTGAGGGTTTTATCCATTTATGATCTGACAAGAACTTACAAGATTGAGGGGGGCAAGCTCTTGACTGATGCGACCTCTGTCAAATTGAAGTACCAGAAACGCTTAGAAGACATGACCTTGCTGGATGCAAGTTTAGTCAACGTCATGGGTTTGAGGCTGGCCTGGGAACTTGCAGAGCCATTGACGGGTAAAACCACCCTCAAGCAGGAAATGTGGCAGAAATATGAAAGAAACCTGATGGAGGCACGAAGCATTGATGCATCCGAAGGTTCTGCAGAACGGGTGGAATTCAATACATGGCTTGATGCACGTCTGGGAGCATACGAAACCTCCTGGAAGCCGATTGATGCACCATCCGATGGTTATCCCTGGAATATTACCAATGGTGTCCAATCATAGATGTCTGCAGTACAGCACATTCAGAGCAGTTTTGCTGAAGGTGTAATCTCTCCCCGTTTAGAGGGGCAGATTGAACTTCCTTCTTACAAAACTTCTGTCAAAACCCTGGAAAACTTTGTGGTCCTTCCACAGGGTTCTATCGGAAGAAGACCAGGAACCTATTTTGCGTTGAATGCTGCCAGTGACACGGCTGACGGCTCCCGTCTGGTTCCTTTCTATTACGGACAGGGACAAAGCTACATCCTTGAATTCTACAATAATGCGATTCGGGTGTTTTCCAATGAAGGAAGACTACTCAAGCATGATGGTACCAATCCTACGGACGTTGTAACAACCTACACGACTGCACAGATTCCTGATCTGAAATTCACTCAATCTGCAGACGTTTTATACATCGTTCATTCAGAACATCCTCCTAGAACTCTATCTAGAACGATTGATGCTAGCGATACCAATCGTTATTCCGACGATACACTCTGGACCCTTGCAGATATTGCGTTTGAGGATGGCCCTTATGACGAAATCAATGATGACGAGGAAAAAAAGCTAACAGTTACAAAATCGTCACTTGATGAAGTTAAAGTTGGTGGTGTAGGAGTAGATACCGTCCTAGATGCATTTATTAATTCATCCCATGGGCTGCAATCAGGGATGAAAGTAATTATTAAGCCTAAATCTGGAAACAGTTCCGATGAATCAGCTGCGGTAGGGAATCTTCAAACAGCAGGGGGTACTGCTTTTGATATTTATAATGCGACTGATTCTGTATGGATTACATATTATGTCGTTAATCCTACTGCAACAACATTTCAGGTATCTGACGAATCTGGAGGAACCCCAATAAGTTTAAAACTAAGTTCAGGAACTAAATGGACAGGAACTGGACTAGATGTATATAAGCAGATCATGCAAAAGGATCTGTCCAATAAAGTCACTGTTACGGCATCAGGGACTGGATATGCACCATTTACTCAAGGAGCATCGCAAACTGTTGGAGGGGATGTTGGAAGGCTTATTCGTGTTAATCCGTTAGCGGGAACAGAAAAAGACTCAAGAGGAGGTATCCGATGGGGCTACATCAAAATTACCGATGTTGTTAATTCAACGACTGTTTATGGTTATGCGCAGAACGATATTGTGCTTGATGCTGCTACTATTGAGCATCGTATGTCTGTCTTCAATTCTACTGACGGCTATCCTGAAACTGTTCAAATCTACCAGCAACGCCTTTGTTTCGGTGGTACGACGAAATACCCCTCCACGGTCTGGTTAAGCAAATCTGGAGACTTCTATAACTTCGCAGAAAGCGAACTCGTAGGCGCATCGACAGGAAACTACGATCCTACAGGAGCATTGATTCTAGGAGAGCAAATTCTGGATGACAATGCCATGACCTTCACCATTGATTCCGACACAGTTGATAAAGTGACATGGATGGCAGAGGGTAAAAAACTTGCCATAGGAACTTCTGGAGGTGTTTTTAATCTCTATGGATCGGAACAGGATCTGACTGTCACACCTTTTAATTTTACCATCCTCAAAGATTCAGCCTATCCGTCAACCACGGCAGAACCCGTTCAGATTGGTGAGATCCTTTGTTATGTCCAACAGAACAAAAGAAAAATACGGGAGTTTAAATTTGAAGGAGAAGCAGAACAGTTTGCTGCACTCGATTTAACGCTCAGAGCAGAAAACATTACTTATCCTGGAATTGAACAGATTGTTTATCAGGAACAGCCCAATTCTCTCATTTGGGGAAGGTTAACGAACGGGAAACTGATCTGTCTAACCTACAATGCTCCTCTCCAAATCTATGCATGGTCTACTCATACCATTGGTGGATCACATACTGATGCAACGCATGGCAACCATGCCAAAGTCGAGTCAATGGCAGTTATTCCACACAATAACAGGACTCAATTATGGATGATTGTCAAAAGAACGATTGGAGGTTCACCCAAACGTCACATCGAATTCCTGGAAAAGTTTTATGATCAACAGGAAACTACTCAGGTCAATGCTCATTTTGTCGATTCTGGACTCAAAAAATACAACTCCTCTGCCTACACCGCTGTTAGTGGATTAGACCATCTTGAAGGGCAGGAACTTCAGGTCTATGGAGATGGAGCCATTCAGCAGAATAAAACAGTATCGGGAGGTGACGTGACATTAGCGTCATCGGTCAATACGGCAACCTTGGGACTTCCTTATACCTCTGAAGTTTTGACACTTCCCATGATGTCAGGTCCAGGAGGAGGTGCATTCGCCATTGGTAAAAAAAGGATGATTCGAGTGACTGCAAGGCTTTTTGAGTCAATCGGGATGAAGTTCGCAATGGAAAACGGGACTTATGAAGAAGTCATCTTCCGTGCGCCTGATGATGAAATGGGAGTCAAGGTTCCGTTATTTACCGGAGACAAGGAAATGGCTCCTATTTCCAGATCCTTTGAATCTCAAGGGGTGAGTTTTAAATGCGACCAGCCTTTTCCGCTGACGCTTCTTCTCTTAGCAATGGAATACGAGGTTAATATCTAATGGGTTGGCTACCAGCACTAGGAATGGGATTGCTCAGTTTTGGGCTGGGCATGGCAAAAGGAAGCATTAATCGGCAATCAGGTTATGCCAATGCAGATGAAGTTGATAAGCAAAGGACTGACACACTTCTGACACACAAGTTCAATGTCAATCAACAGACAAAAAGACTAATCAGAAATGTTGGTCAGGTTAGAAAACGTGGCGCTTACATATATGCCCAGACTGTTGCTAACAATGAACGCAAACAAGCAACAAGAACTACAAAAGCAGCGTCTTCAGGAGCAGCAATTGGAGAATTCACGCCAATGAATGTCAGAGTTAACATGGCAGGTAAAGAGTTTATGGAAGCACAGATGGTGAAATCTAACACCAAAGCTTCAATAGACACACTGAAACAGGACTTTATTGACTGGAAAACTTCTGCAGATTTCCAGACCACAATGACTGCAAATCAACTATCACGTAAATCCGCATTGCTTAGAAAACAGGCTGACTGGGGTTACCAAGCAGATATGTTGGGTGCTTTTGCCAGCGGTGTTGGTTCTTTTGGTAATTTTTACACTGGATAATTATGAGACTGCCATTTGATCAACCGGATATAACACCTGCAGCACCTAAATACAGTGGTGGAGGCATGGTTCAAGCTCCACAGGCTATGGATGTTTCAGGGCCATATAATGAAATGGCAAGAGGGATTGAAAACCTTATGTCATCCATTGATGGTGGCGCAAAGATTTACAAAACCTGGAAAGAAGCAGACCGAACCAAGCAGTGGAACAATGCTATGGAAGAGGCTGCAAATTACTATGACGATAGTGAACTGACAGTTAGTCAACATATTCAAAGGCAACAAGACGCGAACCTTGGCCCTGATAATGCCCAAAAGACTGTAAATGACTTTTTATCACGGAAAATCAGCGTAAAGAACGGACCCGAATACAATCTTGATGATGTAGAGCAATCTATTGAAGACGATTCGGTTCGTGAGCGTTTTAAAACCTGGAGAAGACTTCGATCCCAGAAATTCCTTTCTGACAACTTAGGTAAAATAGTAGGTGAGTTGTTTACACGGCTCACTGACAGCATTGACGCTAAAGGTTCAGTAGTAACTGACAAAATGCTGAAACTTTACAAAGAAGGGAAATCTGATGCAGAAATCAATGCTGTATTTGAAAAAGAATTTATAGGTCAGGTTAACAGTCTTGACGGAATTGAAGCATTAAGCCCAACCCAAATAAAGAATGCCAATAAAGAAACAGCCAAAATCTGGGTAAATAAAAAATTCACACATGACTACAATCTTTATGCAGACGACAACCCTGAAAAGATTCTAAAGGGATTGAATGAAGGCAAGTACAGTTTTAAGCATAACGGAGAAACAACATCTTTTGACCAAACAAAATATGCAGGAACGATTCGGGGATTGATGAAACGAGAGTCTTATATCAACAAGACTCTTAAATTGAACTCGATGAAATCTTTGATTACTAGATTAGCAGAGGACCGTCCGAGACTGTTTTTAAAACGATTTACAGTAAAAAAAGGAAAAAAGGGACAGGACTTTTCAATCGCACTTGATGATACCGATTTATTAAAACAGCAAATACAGAAAGATTACGGATTTGAACCTACTGATATTGAGGTTCAGGAACTACAACAAGTTATTAATGCTCAGATCAAAGGAGCTAAATCAGCAATTAAAAAAGCCAGTGGCAACGGTGTCATTGAGCCTGACAAATGGCAAAGCAAACTAAGCAAATATTATCAATATAGCTACACATCTACAGTTTCTTCCGATACTCAAGGTTTAGTAAATCCACTCCTGGAATACACGCTTTCTGAGCAACAAGAAGACGATGTTGCAGAAGCTGATGCGTTTTTAGCCCAGATTGAAGAAATCCATCAGGATTTAGGCAATATGTCTAAGTCTGAAATTGACGATGCTTTGATGAATCTGGAGCAAAATGCCTCCAACAATCAATTCCATAAAGACATATTCAGCAGTTTTCAAGGCTATTTAAAAGGACGTTCTACTGACCTTGATCGGGGGATGGACGTTGCGGTATCCGAATCTAACAGTCCTGAAGCACTAGAGGATGTCAGTGTCGCTTTGGATATGGATGCTGCTCAAGCGAGAGCAACAGCCCTTGGAGTTCCTTTTAGGCCAATGCCAGAACATGATCGTGATCGTTTTCTAGCACAATTCGAAAAACAAAATCTTAATAAAGCCTATTTTCGGGGCTTGGAATCCCAGTTTACAGCACGTTACGGCCCTGAATACTCCAAAAGTGCAATGGATTATTTTATCCGTGAACTGGAAAAAGACGGGAAAGCTGATGTTGCTGCACTGCTTCAAATCCAAGATGGGATGAGTGACACGATTCTCAATACTGCTGTTGAAGCATTAGCCACTGATGACAAAGACCTTATAGGAATTGCTAAAGCAGAAGGCGTTGTCAGGCAATGGGATCAGAACCGAACCACAGTTTTAGACGGATTTAAAACTCCTAGAAATAAAGGTCCTTTAGTAAGGCTTATTGCTAAATACGCCAGAGCAGGAATCGGCATCAATGCTGGTCCTGATGAAACCTTTTCAGCAATCACTCAAGCAGAAAGACAATTATTTGCTCATTGGACGACATTCAATGAAAACGGAATGACTGTATCCATTCCAAACAAATGGTTTGAAAAGTATATCGACGTTGATGATGACGCTTCTGAAGACCTGATATGGGGGCTGGAAGCCATGCGCTACAACATTCCTTTAGACCAGATCAACTTAGGAATTGATGGCGAACAAAACATGACTGAAGAAGCAATTGACCGCTTCAAAATATCAGCAAGAGCAGGAGATGGGACGTTAAGAGAAGTATGGGATTTCCCTGTAGACGGGTCTGACGGACTCCAATTGTACATCATGGGTGCAGATGGATTGACGTTTATGACACCAACTTGGAAATCAGGAATAAATGCAGGAAAGCCAGTAATAGTTCCTGCGTCTAAATTTACTGAAAACTGGGCTATTGCCAGACGTGCTTATGAATTTTTAGATGACTATGAACCTTTATTTGAAAGTCCTTCAGAAGCTGATTACGGGAAATACACTTACATGGAGGACATTGATAAAATGGTTTACTCCAAAGAACCTCCTGTTAAAGGCAAATCAAAGTGGCAGGGGTTTTTGTGGCAAACCTGGGGAAGCAGAGGATTACTGGAACAAAGAACTCTAAAAATGCTGGAAACAGAAGGAAGGGTTCAGCATTTCATGAGAACAGGAAAAGCAGGTAGACCCACCGATGGTGACATTCTTGTCGCTATAGATAAATTGCAGAACCGGTATTTTGGCCCAGGAAAACGCTGGAAGGAATGGTACAAGGAATCTTTTAGAAGCGGAGAGCCTGTAAAATCAACCCGATACGGAATGATTTATGACGATTCTCCGGATTATTGGGATTACGTCTTAAAACTCTGGGGAACTCCTGCTGGAGGTAATTGATGGTTCCAATTAAACACCGTCCTCATTTAAACGATCCTGCAATCATTGGTGAACAATGGAGAAGGCATCGTCCTGGAAATTGGTCGGTATTCTTTGATTCCATGAATTACGCATTTGCACAGACCCCGTTAGTGCAATTAGCAGAGTACATGGCATACCAGTTTGAGCCAATTGATTCTGAATTCCACATGATGGGATTGCCAGGATATGACCCTGCAGGAATATTTGAGGATATGCCTTTTGTAGATGATTTCCAGAGCAGTTTATCTCCTGATGCAAAATCATTATTCAGTCAAGAAATTTCACAAGATGAGTGGAATGACGGGATTGGTGGAAGTTACTGGTACGATGAAAGAATCAAATGGAGAGAAGGATTAACAGCAGGACGTGTTCAAATCCTACAGGATAGTCTGAATCGAGATGCCTATTATTCTGAATTTCATAGAGCCGTAGGTTCTTGGGATGGTTATCGACTAGGAGGGTTTTTTGTAGGAGGAGTTGCTGATCCTGTAGCCTTGCTTCCCATTGGAGGTGCGCTTGTCAAATTAGGATCAACAGTCAAAGGACTTCAGGCAGGAGCAAAGGCAACCGCATTAAGAATTGGAGCAATGGGTGGTGAAGGAGCCATTTATGCTGCTGCTGCCAATGCAATGATCCAACAGAAAAAGGATCTTTTTAATCAGGAATGGACTGCGACAGAAGCAGGGAGAGACATTCTTTTTGCTTTTGGGATGGGAGCAGGACTTGGAAGTTTTGCAACCGTTGCCAAGCAGATTACAAAATTACCTTTTAAAGATAAGGTCGGAAATGTCTTTAATTCCATTAGACAAACAGGACAAGGAAAGAAGGTTAATGTATCTCCTGATGCTCCACGGAATTCTGGAGAAACCGGAGCAGGGGAATCT